TATGTTTCAAGAGCAGAAGTATGAGATCTTCGAGGTGGTTGAAGATAGCTTCGAGGCGTATGGCGTTTATCACTTAGTGTGCTCTGCCAAGCTCCTCCGCGATAGTACAGAGGTTCAGGACACTCCTCTATCGAAGGTCAGTGACGAACTAGGCGGGTATGGAGGAGCTATCGAAGAGCTATGACAAGAAACAATTCAATAGAATCTATACTCAGTTGGGACACTAGCAGTAATGAGAGTAGAAATAAACACTATCCTACTAGGGAGGGTGATGTTAGAAGAAAGATCTTCAAGATGACCCAGGCCAAACAGAACATTTCTTTCGTTTATAGGGATTCTCTTCGTGCAATGATCTCTGCTTTTAATGACATCGGATATATCTCCTCAGAAGATAAATTTAAAGATATTAAATGTCTTCATGCCAATGCAGAAAGAGCTATTGCCAAACTTAAGCAAGAAGAGAATATCGTCTTACCGATGCTAACTATTTCTCAAACTACAACTGCTAACGATGATGCTAGAAGAAGGCAAGAGAGTGTACTTGTTAACGAAAAGTATTGGGACGCTGAAAAGAATAGAGCCTTTCGAGTTCTAAGCCTAGCCCCCAGACCAATTAACATAAGTTATCAGCTAAACGTATGGTGCAAGTACATGGCTGACATGGATCAGATTCTTGAGCAGATTAGACTTAAGTTCAATCCTGAGATGAACGTGCCCACTAAATTTTCTACAATAGCTAAAGCCTTCCTTGATACTGAGGAGGACCTAGGTTCTGTTACTGCGGGAGATAAAGAAGACAGAATAATAAAGAAAACCTTTAATATTGTGTTTAGAACATACGTCCCTAACCCTAAGTTCTTAGTAACTTCTACCGGGAAGATTGAAGAATTTAACACGGAGATTATTTTACCGTGAGATTACCTACAGTTTTGGGCTCTCCTGCAACATGTGGACACACGGCTACAGGTGATCCTAGAGTTACCGTAGAGGGAATACCTATATCTGTGATAGGGGTATCTACTGCTGGGGCACCGATTATTGGTCCTGGGTCGCCTAGAGTTTTAGTTGGAGGTGTGCCCGTGAGCACGGTTGGCGATGCTATCACGCCTCATGGAAAAAGCCCACACAGAAATCCAGTAACTACAACACTAGCTACTAGAGTTTTTGTTCCATAAAAAGTAGAAAAAAACTTGATCTTGCTGGCTACATACTAAGGAAGGAAAATTATGAAAGTAGTTAAAAACGACAGTCTACAATCATTTACCATTTACTTTAATACCGAAAAAGGTACTCAAGAGAAATGGATGAAGCCGGGGGAAAGTATAGTGGTTCCTGATCACTATATCACGGAACAAATAAAAACTCTACACCGCCGTAGAATGTTCAAGATTTCCAACGCATAGGAGATAAATTATGGCCCCCAATTACGTTAGTCCTGGTGTTTACACAGTAGAAAAAGACATATCTGATTTCACGCCTTCTATTAACACTTCAATAGTAGGTATCGTTGGCTTTGCTTCTAAAGGCCCAACAAACAAGGCTACCCTTATTACCGATCAAGAGTCCCTTGTCCGTACTTTCGGTGAGCCTTCTGAAGCCATCAACGGTCAGGGTTTAGAGGGTGCTTTAGAGATCCTTGAGCAAACTAACGCCGTATACTTTATTCGGTGCGCTGATGATACGGTAGCTGTAGACGCTTCTGCCACCGTGTCCATAGGTCACTGCCCAGCCATCGCGGTTTCCGGCCAAGCTGACAATACTGCTGAAGCCAGATACGGAATTGAAGTTCCCGTCACTCTAAGAATTCAGGTTAAAGACTCCGAAGGAGTTGCTAAGTTCTCTGACAACGGGGGGGCTGGAAGAGATTATGTGGTCAACGTACCCAATGCTCGCTCTCAGTCCGAAGCTCTAAGGTCAGTAATTGGAGGCGCTTTAGACGCAGATTTAGTGGGCGTGTTTAATGACGGCTCTTTCGACAGCGGGCTAGGTCTTTCCGGTGCCATTGTTGGCAGCTTTGCGGGCTCTGGGGCAGAGCTTACTGCCAAGATCTGCGAAGGAACTACCTTCAATGAAGCAAGCGGAATAGATGCTTTGAATGCTTTTGATCCTACGTTAGATCCTACTGTAAACTTCGGAATAAGTCCCACCGGACAATCTTCTTCCATAACAATTGGAGGAGCACAGATTGTTACTACAGGATCTAAGAGCTTAAGCTACCTTGTCCAATCGCTGCACCCCGGTGCTGGGTATAACGGAGGGGTTAGAGCTAATGGAGATACTAGCGGCAACTCTATTACTTTAGATTCTCTTGGATCACAAAACTTCGTGGTAGCTGTAAACGAGCAAGGCGTTGCTTTAGAAACCTTCAAGGCCAGCCTTGTCGCTTCTGGTGCGTTCTTGGAAGACGTAATTAACACTGGAGAAACAAACACTACCTCTAGAGTTATTAAAGGCAACATTGTTAGAGACGGTTCTGACGTTGCTGTAACTGCTCTAACTAAGTTTTCAGATTCAATAAGCCAACTAACCACGGGACTATTCGATATCTCTTTCCAGGGGAGCGTAGCGATTGATAAGATTGGAGGTAGATTTGCCAAACTTGTAGGTACTGCCGCCACCAACTTAGCTGGTGGCACGAACGGTATCGCTGCTACTGAGAATGGTCGAGCTACCTCTTTGATTGGTGACGCTACGACAGAACCCAAGACAGGAATGCAAGCTCTAGACGATGATATTATCAACGTCGGCGTGGCCCTTGTTCCTGGTGTATCCACACAAGAAGTTCAAAATAGTCTTATTACTCTAGCGGAAACTACGCAGGACTTCATGGCTCTTGTTGCTCCTCCTTATGCGGTAGGAACTGTTCAAGATGCGATTGATTGGACTAACGGTCAGGCTTCTACAACGGGATCAAGAACGACTGCGATCAACAGTTCGTTCGCTGCGGTTCACTGGCCTTGGGTAAAAGTATTCAGCACCTTCGACGGCAAGGACCGATGGTATGATCCGTCTATCTTTGCTGCTAGACAGATGGCCTATACAGATGCCGTATCAGACACTTGGTTCGCTCCTGCTGGCTTCCAGCGGGGTCGTTTGACTAAGCCTACAGAGGTAGAGGTCAAGCTCAACCAGGGCGACAGGGACAGCCTTTACAGTGGCGGTAACATCGTAAACCCGATTGTTGCTTTCCCTCAGCAAGGGCTTACTATCTTCGGCCAAAGAACAGGTCAAAGAACTCCTACCTCGCTAGATAGAATTAATGTCAGAAGACTAATGATCTATGTCAGAAAGGTCATACTTGCTTCTACTCAACGGTTTGTCTTCGAGCCGAACGACGAGTTTACTTGGTCACAGATTGAGGGTGTTGTTAACCCCTTCCTTGATGACATCAGAAGAAGACGGGGAATTACAGAGTTCCGAGTTGTCTGCGACGAGACTACAAACACACCTCTTCGCGTAGACCGTAACGAACTCTGGACAAAAGTTCTTCTCAAGCCTACCAAGACCGCTGAGGTCATCGTGTTTGAGATCAACCTAACCAATCAGTCCGCTGATCTAGGAACCCTATAAGGAGATAATTAATGGCAACATCATATTACAAGACAAAATACGGTAGAGATTTCACTCCGGGTCAGGGGCTTCCTACCGTCTCAACTGACCTTGATTCAGTGCGGGCGTATCAGTTCGAAGCTCACTTCTTCGGGCTCCCTCAGGACATCACCAACGTCCCAGATCTAACCCTTGCCGCTAAGAAGGTGGGTGGTTTAGAGATGCGGAACGAGGCTATTGTTGTTGATCGTGTTAACGATAAGCTTCACTACCCAGGCAAGACTACTCCAGGTGAGCTTACTATCGACTTCGACAACCTCTACCTTCGTGAGACAGCTTCTGACCTCTACCGCTTCTTCCGTCATACCTATGATCCACTCACAGGTGAAATGACTAAGAGCGCCCAGCCGGGAGGAGGTGCTGGTAACACATTCAAGGCAGACAAGCTTGAGATTGTTCAGTTAGACAACACTCTAACTCCTCATTCTACCATCGAGCTTTACGGAGTGTACCCCACTTCCTGGCAAGCTGCGGAATTTAACTATGCCACTAATGATTTCCACATGCTTACAGTGAACTTCAAGTACGACTTCATGAACGTCTACAACTACACAAACCCTACTCAGTGATTTTAAATTAGGTTTTTAGCCCCGTCCTTTACCTGTGTGGGCGGGGCTATTTTTTTCATCTATAATAAGATATGGATTATTTCTCGGAATTACTAGAGAGCTACAGCAAGCTAAAGAAAAGGACGTATAAGATTACTTATATCAGTGAGGGTAAGGATTATACTCCAGAGCAATTAAATGCTTTTCCTGAGATAGACTCTGCAATTCAGGCTGCGGCACAAGGTAATGCTCAGGGAAAGCTGGGTAAGAATAAAAATATTGAAATTTCCCCTGCTAAGGATAAGCCTGGGTATGTTACGATATCAGGATCTAATTTAACAAGTAAAAATTTTAACGCCTCTAATTATAAAAACGATATCAACCCAAACAAAACTCACGAAGGAAGTTACTCTAAAAAACTTTTAGGTGCTTGGGCTCCTGACACAGGAGAAGGGGGTGATAAGGGGTTGACCCCAGAGGAAATTGAGAAGAAGAGATTAGCAGACGCGAAAGCCGAAGAGCAAGCAAAAAATTTAACTGTTGAGGGAAGCTTAGAGGACCCTGAATATGTTGATCTAGTTCCGAAAGCTAAAGAGATCTTAAGCCGCTTACAGAAATTAGCTAGAGAAGGTCTTTTTGGTGACATTACCGAAGCTCAAATAGCTTCAACTTATTTTACGAAAGGAAATCAAACTTTTTCCACAGGAATCTTAGGGAAGATAATGTCCGCTGAAGTACGGACTGTAGATGATGATGGCTTGTCTACTGAAGCTAAGATGAGTCCTGCTATGGCTGCTAAGATCCTGGATAACTTTGAAGCCGTCACTTCATTTATAGCTCTTCCTGAAGAAGAAAAAAAAGATGCCTGTGAAGATGTAAAGCGCCAAGTAGGTTTCTACAAAAACCAATTGATTCTCTTCGGAAACGACCCGTCAGAATTACTTGTAGTGGGATCTAATAAAACTCCGAACAAGCTTTATCAAATAGGCTTAAACGCCATAGAAGATAGCTGTGGGTTTTCCAAGAACGATTTTACTAAAGTTGCTGGTAGTGCATTTTCAACTCAAGAAAAGAACGCCGTCAAGGGAGTTTTGTTTGAAGAGTTTCATGTTGTTGCGGCCATGATGGTTAATGGCAATATAGAAGAGGGAAAGGCTGCTTTAATTTCAGCTTTAAAAAGCAAGGC